AAATTTTTCAGTAGCTTCTTCAGTATTATCTGGATTTTTATCTGGATGATATTTTAAAGCTAATTTTCTATAAGCACGTTTAATTTCATCATCTGATGAAGTTTTTTCAACTCCTAAAATTTCATAAAGATCTTTTTCTTTAGTATTCTCCATCTTAAGTAATTTAGTATAATTAATAATATATTAAATCAAAATCAAATTTTTTATTTAATCACCATTTACAGACCATGTTGCACCAGTTGATACAAGTGGTAAACTTGATAAAATTAATGTTTTATTTGCATCAATATTTACATTTCCTAATCCATTTAAACTATCAGAACCACCAGGAACAACAGTTATTGAACCATTTGATAAATTAACAAGATTTATATTTTTTCTTCCTTGATTATTAAGTGTTGAAATTGCAGGTAAAGTTACAGTTATCCCTGAAGTACCAAATACAAAATAATTATAACTATTTACTTGTTGACTGGTTAATGTAACATCCGTATTAATTACAACGTTATTTACAACATATTGAGGACATAACTCATTATTTTTAGGGGGACAAGGATAAGGAGGACAAGGATAAGGAGGATAAGGAGGACAAGGAGGACAAGGATTGCATGGATCATAAGGAGATGGAAAGCAAACAGTTTTTACTTGAGGAGGACAAGGATTACAAGGTTCATTTAACAGTAAACAAGGATTTACACATTTTTGTTCGTAACAGACGGTTTTAGTTTCACAACAAATAGTTTTTTCAGAACATTTTTTACAATTACAGTTTTCTGACATTGTTTTTTATTATATATTTTTTATATAATATAATTTACTATTTGGTAAAAAAATATATATACATTTATATTATTAAAAGTAATTATGTCAAATAAAGTGAAAATGTCAAAAAAAGAATTTACCGATATAATTTATTCTTTTATAGTTATATCAGGAAAAGATTTATTTAATGAAATTAATAAAAATAGTCTTAAATATAATATAGAATCAAAAATTGGTGATAATAAAATAATAAATTTTAGAATTTCTGATGATAGAACTTCTTTTTCAACAACTGGATTTTTATTAGGAATGGTTAAAGATAAAGAATTTTTATGGTCCAGAAGTGTTATTGAATTTTTAAAAGAACAATTTATTGTATTTACCAAAGATATTAAACTTGGTAAAAATGCAACAGATATTATTAAAAAATTATTTGAAGATGATGTTTTAAAATTAAGTGAAAAATATTTACTTATTATTCCTTATTTAATAACTACTATGTTTGCTTATTCTGATATTAATGTCATAGAATTTGAATCAGAAATCGATGATAAAATTATTAAATCTTATATGATTATCAAAGACTTTCCAATCAAAGTAGATAAAAAATATATTAAAAAATCAGATGAAGGATTATCATTAATGTTATTAACAGATGATGTGTCCGAAATATCAAGAAACAAAAAAAATCTTAATAAAAAAATTAAAAAAAGTCTTCTCAAAAGAGCATCAAAAAATATATCCAAAAAATTTATTGATACCAAAAATATCAAAAAATACAAACGTATTAAACAAAAATAATTTATTTTATACTTTTTATTTATTAATTATTATTTATTAATTATTATTTATTATTTATTATTTTTTTCAAGTAATTTTACTTTATAATTTAATAATTCAATATCTTTATTTTTTAATTCTAATTCTTTATTTTTTAATTCATGTTCATATTTCATAATTGTTATTTCGTTATCTTTTTCTTTTAATTTTAATTTATTATTTAATTCAATAATTTCTTTTTCAAATTGTTTTATTTTTTCATTCATTTCTTCATATCTTCCAATATAACTGTTTTGTATTAAAGAATAATGTTGTTTTATTTGACCAATGTCTGATTTATTTATTGTAATTAGTTCTGACATATTCTTATATTCTATCAAATTACTCTTAAAATATTGTTTAATATTACTTTCTGCATTAAATATATATTTAGCTTCAATAATACTGAAACATATCATTTCTATATCACAATTAAATTCTTTACTAAACTTTTTAGTGTGTTCTTGACATCTTCTTGGTAAATCTTCTGTACAACCATACTTACATAATAAATCATTTTCACTGTAATTTTCTCCTAACAATTTATTTGCATTACCAATCAAATATAAATAAACACAATTTGGAATAAACTTATTTTGTAAAATATTTTTGTCATAGTCTAATAATTTTAAAGCAAGATCTTCTTTTTGTTTTTTATCACCAAACTGCAATATAAAACTATCTTCATCTGCAAATAATTTTGAAAATATATTATTTATATGTTCAAAATTTTTGTTACTTTCGTATTTATACATTTTGCTATTTAATATTTCAAAATTTTCTATATCAAATTCGTCATAAAATAACTTAATAATATTTGTTGATTTATCATTATTTTTTTTCTCTATTTCTGCTTTTATTGTTTCTATAATAATATTAACTCTTTTATTAAATTCTTCGTTACTCTTATTTATTGGTTCATGATATAAGTTTTTTTTATCTTTATATTCGTCCGGATTTATTCTTATCATTACTATATTTTTTGTTTTAATTTCTTCAAATATTGATTTTGTTCTTTTATCATCTTTTGACGGATTATAATTTTTATGTTGATGTTCATCTATTTCTATTAATAAGGTTAACTTATTATTAATTTTCGTTAACATGTCTGGGCGAAATCCACATTTAAGTTGTTTGTTATGTATCCAGTTATACTCTTTATATGAATTTAAAATATTATCAATAATATTTTTTTCTTTAGTTCTGCAATCTTTTTTAAAATGTAAACATCGTCTCAATCCAGAATATGTCAAAAATAGTTCTTTTTTAACTTTTTTTTTTCCAATAACACAGTTGAAATATTTGTAATCAATATTTAAAACAAAACTGTTGTTTTTTTTATCTAAAATACTTATATTCAAATTTTCTAAACTAAAACCTTTCATTATATCTTTTACTTTAAAATAAACTTTATCACAATTTCTTTCTCCTCTTGTTTCAATTTCAATTGATTTATTATTTTCATCTTTAAATTTTTGTGAATCTTCTAACTCAATAATTTCAGGAGCTTGTTCAATACCTTTATCATCTTTTATAATATCTCCATTTTTGTCATTAATCTCAGGAATTTTTATAACAAAATCTTGTTTAAAAAACACTTTATCAAATTTTGCTGATTTTCCTTCCGTTTTAATCCATTCATTGTTTTTTAATTTTGCATAAATAAACATCGAATTATCTATTTTCTTATTTTTTATTAAATTTCTTGTTGATCTTGAACCTTTAGAATATATTTTCGCTTCTTCTAATATATATTCTCCATTTATATATGTTATATTGTCTAGTGTGATACTTATCATTATTAATATATAATATTATTTATTTCTTAACCTATTTTTATTTTACAAGTAAAAAATATTTTATACAAACAAAAATATATTAAATTAGTTTGTAAATATATTATTAAAAAGGTTAAAATGTAATTAATTATATTAGTATTATGGATTTTTTAGATTTTGATTTTAAAAATACTACACTTGATTATTTAACCAATAAGAAAAATAAGATTATTCAAGAACAAAACAGAGTTTATAATGAAGTCGCTAATTTTCAAGGAACTTATAACTATACAACTGTAATTTTACCAATGGACAGTATAGATGACTATTGTCATATTCAAAAAAACTGTATTTCTTTTATTTCTAATTTTGGAGTTTCTGAAGATTTAAGAAATCATGCTACAGATATTGAAACTGAATTAGAAAAACATAATATTGAACTTTCAATGAGAAAAGATATTTATGATATTTTTAGTAATTACTATAATGACTTTTATCAAACAGAAAAAAATTATTTATCTGAAGAACAAAATAAATCTATAGAAGATACAATGACAGGTTATAAACGTCTTGGAATGCATTTACCAGATGATGAAAGAAATATTATTAAGGAAATTAAAGAAAAAATCACTGAAAAACAAAATGAATATATGAAAAATTTAAATAATGATAATTCTAGTTTATTATTAAAAAAAAGTGAATTGAAAGGATTACCTAATACTTGGTTTGAATCTCATCAACCAGAAGAAGAAACGAGAGATAATGAACATGTTTACAAGGTTACTATTAAACCACATGATTTAATATCTGTTATTAATAATTGTGATTATAGAGATATAAGAAAAGAAATATCAAAATTAAATGCTTTTAAATGTAATGATAATAATTCACCTTTATTCAATGACATTTTACGTTTAAGAGCATTACTTGCTAATAAATTAGGTTTTAAAACTTTTGCTGAATATAATGTTCAAGAGAATATCTTAAATACAAGTGAAAAAATTATTGATTTTGAAAACAATTTAATTAATATTTTTGAATCACAATATTATACTGATATTGAAAATTTAACAAATTTTGCAAAAGAAAACGGTTTTAAAGAAGATAAATTACAAAGTTGGGATCTTCGTTACTATGATAGATTATATAAAGAAAAGAATTCTAATTTAGATATGGAAGAGGTTAGAAAATATTTTTCTTTAGATAATACTATTTCAAAAATGTTTATTATTTTTCAAAATATTCTTGGTTTAAGTTTTATTCAAATTCAAAATGATAATATTTGGCATGATAGTGTTAAATTCTTTCAAGTTATTGATAGAAACACTCTTGAACTTGTTGGATATTTCTATTTAGATTTATTCCCAAGAGAAGGAAAATATAGTCATTTTGCTATTTTTGATTTATGTGATGGATTTAATACAATGAAAAATCAATACTTTAATTGTGATTATGTCCCTTCTGTTGGTTGTATGGCTTGTAATTTTCCAGAAGGAGAACCTCTTAAATTTGATGATGTTGTTACATTATTTCATGAATTTGGTCATATGGTACATTTATTATGTTGTAAATCTAAATTATCACATAATGGTTCATTCCATGTAAAGATTGATTTTGTGGAAACTCCTTCACAACTTTTAGAATATTGGTGTTATTCTCCTCAAGTTTTAAAATTTATGACTAAACATTGTGATACTAATGAACCAATGAATGAAGATTTAATAAATAAGTTGTTATATTCAGAAAAATTAAATAAATCTATTTTTTATATTAGACAAATATTTTTTGGTTTAGTTGATATGAATGTTCATAGTCTGACTCACATAGAAACTGAAAATATAGATTCTGGAAAAATTTATAACTCTTTATATAAACAAGTTACTGGGTTTGAACCATTTGAAGGATCTAATCAATTTAGTTGCTTTCCACATATGTGTGGTGGGTATGAATCAGGATATTATTCTTATTTGCGTTCAAAAGCTTATTCTGCTAATTTATATTATCGTGCATTTGAAGGACATGAATTTGATGAACAAGTTGGAATGAGATACAGAAAAACAATTTTAGAATCTGGTTCTTCAAAAAATGAATTAGAAATTATGAAAGATTTCTTACAAGAAGATTTAGATGATAGTCATTTTGTTAAGGAATTATCATCAGAAACTAATTCAAATAAAAGAGTTTGTATTGAAGAAAATATACAAGTTGAATATAGTACTAATCTTGATTATGTTGTTTAAATTTAAAAAATTTAGTTGTTGTTAATTTTATTTTTATTGATTTACCTAATATAAAATTTATTTGTATCATTACTTCTAAACAAAATAATGGATTTGTTAAACAACATAAATAAGAGGACCAATAGTATTCGACAATATTTAAACCATATAAATAATTTTTTATGAATTATTTTTATAAATGAGTGAAAATCAAAAAAAAATTTATTTCAATATTTTTTGTATTGATAAAAGATTTGATGAATTAGCATCAACTTATTTTAATGATACAGGATTTAAATTAAATTATTACACAGGAACAATTGCTGGTTCTTCTTTGTGTCTGGGTTACTCAGATATGTGTAATTATGTTTGTACTTCAACTTGTCAAGAATGCATTGAACCATCTTGTGATCCTTACAATCCTTCTATGAAATTGTTAAAAGATTCTATTATAGAAAATATTAATATTTCTCTCACTCTTGATAATATAGAAGAAATTTATTTATTAAATCATCAAGATTGTGGAGCAATGAAAGGATTTATCTCTTGTTCAGGATATCCCCAAACATTAGGAGAAAATAATCAGTTAGAAATTGATATTAATGTTGATGTTTTAACTTATGCAGCAAAATATTTAAGAACTATTTACCCAAATATTAAAATAAGACTAGGTTTAATGGATGTTAATGGAGCAGTATGTGATTATATTGAAGAATATAGAACATGGATATTAAAGTATAGAGGTCCAGGAGTTAATCCAGATGGTTTATGGTTTGGTTTTGATACAGTTATCTAAATTTTTATATTTTTCATATATTAATATTTTAATTTTTTTTTATAAAAATAAGATAAATAAATTAATAAAATAATAAATTAATCTGCTTTTTCAAATAATATTTTTAATTCTGTTTTATCACAATATTCTTGATAAAATACATTATCTGCATATTCTTCATTAAATTCTTTAACTTCCATTTTAACAGTTTTGTTAATAATATCTGTCATTTC